GGCCCCTTGCGGGGCCCTGGGCGCAGTGCAGTACATCCTCGTCCTATGCACCCCCTTGCAGTGCAAGGTGTGTTGGACGAGATAGAACGACTTTTGTCGTTCGGACCTGTACAGTTGGTGGCCAGTGAGGAGGCACGCGATTTCTAAACGCGTTCGAACCATCGAATACGATGGAGTCGTGGGCGGCAGGTGCCACACTTGGACGGATATCACGGGATCCGGAAGGACCCAAGATACCGTTACCAAGGCGGATAACCTGAACGCCTTTGCTTCACTCACCGGGATTCAGGTAACTGAATCAGAAAGCCATCCTTCTTGGCGCTCTAATAAGCGCTTCAGAGGCGATGTTGGCGGGCCGTTCGAGTCTCGTAAGAGATATGCTCTTGGCACCCCTAAAACGGGGCACCTTGAGCGCTCGTTCACCCAGCTGAGTAGGACTGATGGCGCGTCTTATGACGGCCCTGTCTTGCCAGCTAGTCCCACGTTGCTTAGCTTCCCTCCTTTTATTGACTCGTCTAATAACGAGTTGATTAAGAAGGGAACAAAAGCTATTGCATTGTGTGGACCTACCAACCCGTCTTCGGACTTCCTAACCTTCGGAGGTGAGACTTTGAGGGACGGACTTCCGTCTCTCGCTGGTCGTACCCTCGCTGGTTGGAAGAGGATGAACAACCGAGATCGCCGTAAGGCAATCGGGGGTGAATTCCTCAACTACCAGTTTGGTTGGGTGCCATTTGCTAGTGATCTCCAGCGGCTTTCTAAGTCCGCTATATCAGCCGAGGAACAACTTTCTCGGTTGTTGGAGAACTCTGGTCAATTGGTTCGCCGAAAGTATGTCTTCCCACCTGAGGAGACCGGATCGACAACAGAGTACCTAGTTAATAGGTCTCCCTGGTACAATCCAAGTACCGGGCTGTTGTACGATAACTCCCTCATCAATAAGGGAAAGGTAATCCGTACGTCTCGTACGTACAGACTCCAGTGGTTCTCTGGTGGCTTCATGTACTACATTCCTCCTTCAGGAAATCTGTTGGATGAAATGAGACGTGTTGCCATCGAGTCCCGTAGACTATTCGGCGTCTCTTTGACGCCGGATGTCATCTGGAACCTAACCCCTTGGAGCTGGGCTCTCGACTGGTTTGGCTCGATGGGAGACTTTTTGTCTAACCTATCGAGTTGGATCGTCGCGAACCAGGTGTTGGCGTACGGGTACATGATGGAGCATACAATCTCCACTTATACCTATACGTTCGTCGGGCCGACGGGTCTTTACCCGCCTACCCTACGACCTAACGATCTCACGCTCATTAGTGAGTGTAAGAAACGTATCAAGGCAACGCCTTACGGGTTTGGCCTGAGTTGGGATGGTTTCACCCCGATTCAATGGGCCGTCACCGCTGCTCTGGGTCTTACTCGGAGCTAGTCGGCGGAAGTACTTACCGCGTCTTAACGCCAAGTGGGAGTCTAACCGGGCTCCTAGGAGTGATGCCTATGTCATTTAGCGATCCGCTTTCCGTCACCATCTCGGGGACTACGACGCCGCTTCCGCGCGTTAGCGTGGGAGACGACGAAAGTGAGTACACGAGTGGCGATGGCTTGATCTCCGTGCGCGCGAGCCATTCCTATGGCAAGCGTACGCGGCGATTGCTGCGAATCGACACGTCGAAGTTGACCTCGGATCCGTTTAAGCCAGCGGAAAACGTGAAGGTCGGGATGGGCTTTCAGCTCATCTTCGATCTTCCGCCCGCCGGCTACACGGCTGCCGAGGCGCTCGCAGTTTACACGGGCTTTAAGACCCTGTTCACTGCGACCTCCGACCAGATGATCACAAAGCTCCTTGGAGGCGAGAGCTAGGCTGAAAGACGCCGAACCTCGTCCTAGGAGTGTGGTCTTCTGTCAACAGATCAGGATGACCCCGGTGTAAACCGAAGGTCAAACCAGCGGCTCGTGCGTCAAAACACGGGTCGCCGGAGCGAAGATAAGGATCCTCGTACGACTTTCACGAAGAAATTTGTGATTATCGTCCTTGCGATCTTCAACGCTTTGTATCTGCTGAGTGAGACGTTTCTGTTTGGGACTAATGTTTGTCCCTAAGAAGCGCCCTAACTCCACGCGAGTGGACGTAAAGTACGATGGGGATCGCTTTCGCGACCACAACGTGCTCCAAGTTACCATTCATTTTGGCGCGAGCCAAATGACGATGGCTGAGCGACTGGCTTTGGCAAATTATCTCGCTGCCGTAAAACGGCTTCGGGACAACTGCCCACCCGTCACTCGCTATCATCGCGTGTAGTCATGTATGGCTAGGCTAGGGATAGTACACCTTCTATTAAAGGAGGGACTATGAAAAGCCTAATTTCACTCTGGTCCTGCGCAGCCAGAGAACTAGCTGCGCGATGCTGCACCAGCGCCACTCTCGACATAAAAACTGTCGAGAGTCGGTTCGAACACGAGGGGTTGTCGTTTTTGGCGATTACCCTGGCGGACTTCGGAAAGGCTACCCAAAAGTGGCTTGACCGAGGTTTCGTCGTCCCTTCAGACTGCCCGTCGTTTAAGGCGGACCGTCGTACTGGTCTCCCCGTATTTCTACGAGGTTTCCTTGGACGTGTGTTCGATCCTTGTAGTGGCGTGTTGCTTGATGAGCCGGACGTGGAAGCAGTCTATGCTATTCGTCAGCTTACGCTGATGTTTAGCAAGATCGCTCTCCCTCAAGAGAACCCGAAAGGGCGCTCTACGCGGGTTGTTAATCCGCGTCGTGAGAGACGAGCCATGTTCGACTATATCAAGTGTGAGCAGGACGTCAAGAGATCCGACGACCTCCTTGATCCTCAATATATGCAGGATTTTAAGAGGGTCGCTGGATTGCTATATGGCGATCTCTTTGCGAAAATGGACAGAGATGTTCACTTCGCTAGGATTAAGCCTAAGCATGGACCAGGCGCAGTCGCGGATCGTCTTAGCAGTAATGCCAAGTACGACTCGCGAACCTGGACCACTCGTCTTCAGCAGGTTTTTCCTGCTGGGGAGTTTCTCATTCCAAATCGGAATTTTATTTCTGAAATGGAAGAGACCCTAGACGTCCTCGAACCCGGTTCGGAGATTCCCGTTAGGGTTATCACCGTTCCTAAAACGCTAAAAACACCTCGAATTATTGCGATCGAGCCTGCTGCCATGCAATATGTGCAGCAGGGTCTCTATCGTAGTTTTCTCGATGCGAGGAGAGAGAGTGGTATCCTCTCCCGCATGATCGGAATCGAGGACCAAACGCCTAATCAGCGAATGGCCCAAAGAGGTTCTCACTGCGGAGACCTCGCTACGCTCGATATGAGCGAAGCTTCCGACCGTGTTTCTAATCAGCACGTACGCGCGATGCTCGACGACTACCCAGAATTGCTATGGGCTGTCGATTCTTGCAGATCGCGGAAGGCTGATGTACCTGGTTTTGGCGTTCAACGCCTTGCCAAGTTCGCGTCTATGGGTTCAGCTCTCTGCTTTCCTTTCGAGGCGATGGTCTTTTTGACCGTCGTCCTTCTAGGGATTGAGAGAGAGCTCAACACTCCGCTTTCCTGGAATGACGTAAAACGTCTATCCAGGCAGGTGCGTGTCTTCGGGGATGACTTGATTGTCCCCGTCGACTATGTGCTGTCCGTTGTTAACGAGCTCGAGACTTTTGGGTTTCGAGTTAACGTTAGCAAGTCCTACTGGACCGGAAGGTTCAGGGAGTCTTGCGGACGGGAGTACTTTGACGGCCAAGACGTTTCAATCGTCAAGGTTCGCCGAGTTCTCCCGACACAACGGCAGGATGCGAACGGTGTTATCGCGACGGTTGCCCTCCGCAACAATTTTTATTGGAGCGGTTTGTGGCAATCTGCCGCGTGGTTGGATAACCACCTAGGAAGGCTGTTAAAAGCCTATCCGACAGTGGCTCCTTCCTCACCGTTGCTAGGGCGGGAATCGGTGCTGGGATATGAATTCCAGCGCCTTTGTCCTAACCACCATAGCCCCCTTACCAAGGGCTACTACATGGTGGCCAGGCCTCCGACAGATCCGTTGGATGGACCTGGTGCCCTGCTCAAGTGTCTCCTCGCGAAACCCTGGGTCGGATTCGGTTTACCGAACCCGATCAAAGAATCGCAATTTGACGTTGCGAGCGTCGATAGTGAGCACTTGGAGCGTTCTGGACGCCCCGAGCACGTCAGCATCAAGCTCGGGTGGAGATCCCCTTTCTAATGTTTGGGGATCGCGGGTATTAAACCCCGCGTGGGAGAGATCGAACTTTCATCTCTCACCCTCCTTTGGGACCAGCGCCTTCTAGGCACGAGTCCTTGGAGACTGCAGGGCCCGAAAGGGCCCTGCGGGGGATGCAC